GCTCCGACTTCTGGGCGTCCTCCAGCTCGCGGAGCTTCTCCGCGGCCGGGGCGAGCTCCTTGGTGCGGGCCTCGTGCTTGCGCGCCAGGGTCTTCCACTTGGCGGCTTCGGCCTCCCAGTCCTTCTCGGTGCGGGGCTTGGCCTCGGCGGTGTCCGTGTCGGCCACCACCGCCTCCGGTGCGCCCGTGGCGGCGTCCTGGGTGTCTGCCTGCTCAGTCATGGTTCTCTCCCGTGTCGGGTCGGTCAGGGTGCGCACCCCATGTCGGGGCACGCGAAAACCCCGCACACCATCGGGTGCCGGGGTGGTCTATGCGGCCTGTTCGGCCGGGTCCTGCTGTTCGCGGCGGCGCTCGTCGAGGTAGCGGCGCCAGTCCTGCAGGTTGGAGTTGGCGTGCTCGTCCCAGAGCCTGGACAGGGCCAGGTACTGGTCGCGGCCCTGCCAGTCGGCCCGGTTGAACACGGGGACGACCTCGCAGTCGCACCGGTCGTGGAAGGGCTCACCCGTGGCCTGGGCGTTGCGGCCCCGCCCGTCGTGGCGGATCAGGGCGGCGTCAGCGGACCGGTAGATGGGACCCCTGCTCGCCAACATGGTGCAGAACGCGCAGTTGTAGTCGCCCACCAGGCGCCGGGCATACCCCAGCGCCCGCCGGTCGTGCCGGGCGGCGTCGATCTGCGCCTGGCGGCCGGCGGCCTTGGAGTGCCGGTCAGCGACCGCCACAACCTCCTCGATCACCACCTGGGGGACGTCCTCGTCCTCACCCAGGGCATCCAGGCGGGGCTTCACCGCCTGGCGCAGCGCCTTCTCCAAGGCCTGCGGCGGGTAGTTCCGCCGCGGGAACTCCACCGGACCGGACTGCCCCAGAACACGCTGGCGCTCCTGGCGGTACGCCCGCTCGGACAACCGCCAGGAGTCCACACGGGCCCGGTACACCGCCGGGTAGAGGGCCTCCACCAGCTGCGCCCACTCCGACGGTGAAGGGTGCGGTCGCATCCCCGAGCGCAGCACCGGCAGCAGTGCGGCGCGCAACGCCAGAGCGATCAGAGACCGCTGACGTCGGCGCTGTTCCGGGGTCACGCCGCATCCTCGCCGGACTCAGGTTCGGGTTCGGGCTGTTCCGGTGCGGACGCCCCCTGCATGGTCTGCTCCAGGTAGCGCACCGCCGGGTCGTCCTCGTCCAGGGAGCGCAGGTGGCGGCGGTACTCCGCCGACCAGCCCATCTGCTCGCGGGCGGCCTCACGCGGGATGATCCCCGAGGTGAACAGCTTGACGACCGCGTCGGCCTTGGCCGCATACGTGGGCGTGGACGGATCCCGCCACACCGTCTCCAGGCGTCGGCCCGCGGTGTCGTCGTCGCCGACGAACCGCAGCGCCAGGCGCATCACCCGCTCCCAGGTCTCCCCGAACGCCTTCGTGCGCCGCTCCGCCCGCTTGACCAGGCGTGCCTCAGCCGATCGGATCGCGTCCGCCGAGGCGGGGTTCTCCGTGCTCTGGCCAAGGAAGTGCGCGGGCAGGCCCGTCACACTCGCGACGAGCTTGGCGTAGTGGTTCATCACCTCGGTGAAGTTGCGCAGGTCAGCGCCCGGGAGCTGACCGACCTTCGCTTCGTGGTTGCCCAGGGCCAGGAAACGGCCGATGTAGGCCTCCCACGCCGGCACCTGGTTGCCGTCCGCGTCGACGAAGTCCTCACGGGTGGCCCCCAGCACGTACCGCTGCGGGACCGCGAGCATCTCCTGGGCGGCCTGCAGGTTCGTCAGCGAGCGGCACGCGGCGTCGGTCAACCCCATGACGTCGCGCATCTCCGAGACGCCGTCGCGGTCAGCCAGACGGGACCGGTTGACCAACGGCACCACCGACACCTCCTCCAGCGTGAACTTGCTGGAGGAGGCGGCGTCCACCGACCACCGCCCGTTGGCCTTGCGGTAGGTGGTGTTCTCGCCCGGCAGGTACAGCATCACCCCGGACGGTTGGCCGTTGTCGTCGCGCTCGAACACCCGGGCTGCAGCGGCGATCCTGCGGGTGGCGGGGTCGATGTTGACCGCCATCGCCCGCGTCGACTCCACCGTGATCACCGGCGGGTCGTCGGCCGACTCACCCGCGGACACGGTCACGTAGGAGCGCCCGAACACCAGCGCGTCCAGATGCGCCAGCGAGGACTCCTCGTCGAGGTCGTTGGCCTGCCACCAGCCCCACAGGCGCTCGTCCGCGGACACGTCCCCGCCCAGCTGGAACCCCTCCACGTCCAACCTCTCCTCGAGGCTGTCAACGGCCAGCGCGGGCCAGTTGATGACCGTCTGCAGGCGCTCTATCTCCGGGGGCAGGGACAGGCCGATCGCGGCCAGGCGCTGCTGGCCCCGGTAGTAGCCGTCCAGCGTGTCCAAGTTCTTCGCCTGCGCGCCGATCTTGTCCAGCAGCTTCTCCATCACCTGCACGCTCACCGCAACACCACCACCCTCCGGTCGATCGGGCCGCGGCGCTTGCCGGACTCCAGCAGGCGCCACAGGGCCAGATAGGCGAGCATCAGGGCGGCGTAGGCGTCGACCTTGCGTTTGGACTCGCGGCCGTCCTTGCCGAAGGACACCCCGAAGTTGTTCGGGCGCCGGCGCGCGTTCAGCGTGTGCCGTCTCAGAGTCGCATCGCCGGTGTGCTTGAGCTTGCGGTCGCGGACCGCCGCGACCAGGCGCTCGTTGGCTTCGGTGAGTTCGCGCAGACCGCCGCGCATGTCCCGTCCGATCGCGGACTTGGGGGAGGCCTTGATGAGGAGCTGGTCGCGGAAATCCGTCGACCAGGTGTCGATGTAGGACTCCCACAGGGCCACGTCCGCGAACATCGCGCGCACGTTGTACACCTCGAAGGCCTGGCGGACCACCCCGTCGACCTCCGACCGGTCGACCTCCCAGCCGTCCCCGCGCGGACCATCCGGCTTCTCCCACACACCCAGGGGTTGGGCGAGTAGGTCCGTGACCCGGATCGCCACCAGCGCCGTCGCGTCGTCCGTCCGGCCGCCGTCGAACCCCAGCACGACCTCGTCGCCGGGCTGCAGCCGGTCCTCGCACGCCAGCACATCCCACTCGGGGGGTGCGATCAGTGCGTCGTCGGGGGTGGTGAGCTGGTTCAGGAACATTCGTCTGGACTGCCACGGTGGATAGGTGCCCTGGTAGATCGTCGACATGATCCAGTCCACGTCCAGCCAGTGGGCGTCACCCCGGGCCGACACGATGCCCTCGCGCAGCGACTCCTCATCGGACATGTCCACCGTGGCGGGCGCCTCGACCGAGTCGTAGTACATGCCCGGGTCGACCGCCTTGCCCTCGGTGATCTTCGACCAGGCCTCCCACGTCTGCTCCGCCACCGAGTCCTCACCCGGCAGGGGCGCGTTCGTGATCTGCATGGTGCGGGCGCCGCCGCCGCGTGACTTGCCCACGTTGCCCGCGATGGTCATGGCCATGTCGTGGCCCGAGTTGTTGCCCAGCCAGTGCTGGGTCTCGTTCATCAGCACGAACGTGGCCCGCCCGCCCTCCAGTGCGCGGGGCGAGGAGGTCACGGCTTCGATGACGCCGCCGCAGCGTGAGTAGACGATCTCCTTGCCCGGGTCCACGCCGTAGGTCTCGATGAACGTCGGCGACATCATCCCCGGGAACAGGCGCATGGTGTTGCGGGTCTGCGTCAGCGACACCGCGGCGATCTGCACCCACGGCGCCGGGTGGGGTACCGCGATCGGGGAGCCGTCCGGCGCCCACCCGCCGAAACGGCACGGGCCCGCGAACTCCACCAGGCTGAGCACGGCCAGGAACGGGTCCTTGCCCCAGCCCTTGATCCGGCGCACAGTCCCGGCGCGGTGCACGAACCGTCCCACGTCGTCGACCTGGAACCAGCGCAGCAGGATACGCACCTGTTCGGGGGTGAACGTGAACGGCTCCCCGGCCTGCGGGCCGTCCGGCTGCAGGATCATCTCCGTGACCCACTCCAGGACCGTCCAGCCCAGGGTGCGCTCATCCGGGGGGACCGTGTCGGGCCAGGTGCGGATCGGTTCCACGAGGACTCACCCCCGTCAGCTCGTCCCGGCCGCCTTGCGGTACGCGGCCATGCGGGTCACCTTCGCCTCGTCGGGCTCCTCGGTAGCGCCCTTGTCCAGTTCCATGCGGGCCCGCCGGCGGGCGCCCTCGGTGGTGAGGAGCTCCGTGGCGCCACTCGACCAGGACTGGATCATCTGCGCCGAGGGGCGCCCCGACTCCAACTGGCGAGACAGCAGCTCCGCCCACACCCGGGCAGTCGCCCAGTCGGATGGCTCGTAGAACTGGGCCTGCCCCGACTGGCCCAGGGAGACGAACCAGTCCAAGGCGATCGGATGCCAGCCCGGGTCGGGCTCAGGTGCGTCCTGGGCGGCAGTGGAGGCGGCCTTGGTGACACCGCCACCAGCGGGCTTGTTGCGGCGTCTGCGCTGGTCTGAGCGCTTCGGAACGGGGCCGGGCACGGCACGCACCCCCTCCCAGAACACAGGGCCCATAGGCCTCAGAACCCGTACAGCCCGTGAGCTGCT